GGTCAACAACGCCACCAAGGTGGAAATCACCAAAAACGAATTGACCAGCGAGCAGCGCGACAGCCTGCGCAAGCGCCTGGCCGAAGACAAGCGCCAGGCCGATGCCGCCCGCAAGGCCGATGCCGAGCGCGCAGCCATTGCCGCCAGCGCCGCCTGGAAGAAATGCACCGAGGATGGCGATTGCGAATACCTGCACCGCAAGGGCGTGGCCGGGCACGGTGTGCGCTACAGCCCATCCGGCGCCATGGTCATCCCCATGCTGGACGTGGCCGGCAAGGTGCACGGCCTGCAGATCATCCGCGGTCGGGCCCCGCGCAAGGCACCGGGCGAAGCGGCCCAGGCTGCAGGGCAGGGCGCGGCGCCCCAGCGCAAGCTGCTGGAAAAGGAATTCTGGCCCAAGGGCCTGGTGAAAAAAGGCCACTTCCACCTGCTGGGCATGGCCGCCAGCGCCGCCGTCATCCTGGTGGCCGAGGGCTACGCCACAGCCGCCACCCTGTTTGAGGCTACCGGCCTGCCCGTGGCCGTGGCGTTTGACGCCGGCAACCTGGCCCCGGTGGCCGCAGCCCTGCACGCCCGCTACAAAACCAGCCGCCTGCTGATCTGCGCCGACGACGACGCATTCAGCGAAGGCAACCCCGGCGTCACCTGTGCCAGCGCGGCCGCCATGGAAGTGGGCGGCGCATTCGTGGCCCCCGCCTTTGCCGACCACGACGCCCGCCAGGCTGCGTTTGACACCAAAGGCACCAAGCTGACGGACTTCAACGACTTGCACGCCCTGGAAGGGCTGCACGTAGTGCGGGTGCAGATCGAGGCCCGCCTCACGGCATTGGATTGGCGCCCCGCTGCCAAGCGGGCAGCAACACCACAGGGGGGCGGGGTAGCAGCCAAAGACCCATTGCGCCCTATAGAGACGGTGGACGAATTGATCCCCCGCTACTCACTTGTATATGGGCAAGGCGGGACGGTATTCGATCACCAGGAGCACCGGCTGCTGCCCCTCAGCGACATGCGTGACATATGCATGGGCCGGTTCATCCACCGCGAGTGGTCAGATCACCCCGATCGGCAGATAGTGCGTGTTGAAAACGTCGGGTTCGACCCGGCATGCACTGATAAAAACATCCTTTGCAATTTATGGGCCGGTTGGGACAACGAGCCGGCGGCAGGAAACTGCGAGCATTTGGTGGATCTTTTGCGCCATATGTGCTCGGGCGACGCGAACCCGCAGCAGCTTTTTTGGTGGGTGCTCTGCTGGCTCGCTTACCCGCTGCAGCATCCAGGGGCAAAAATGCAAACGGCGCTTGTCGTGCACGGCCCCCAGGGCACTGGCAAAAACCTTTTGTTTGAAGTCGTCATGTGGATGTATGGCCGTTATGGGCGCATCGTGGATCAGGGCGCGATTGAAGACAAATTCAACGACTGGGCGAGCCGTAAAAAATTCATTGTGTGTGATGAAGTGGTGGCACGGTCTGACCTGTACCACATCAAAAACAAATTGAAGTCGCTGATTACCGGGGAATGGATACGCATCAACCCCAAAAACATGGCGGCCTACGATGAAAAAAACCACGTCAACTTGGTGTTTTTGTCTAACGAGGCCATGCCGACAATTTTGGAGCAAGACGACCGCCGCCACGCCGTCATCTGGACGCCGGACAAGCTAAGCGCCGACTTCTACAAAGCAGTAAAGGCCGAAATCGACAACGGCGGCGCGGCCGCATTTTTCCACTACCTGCTGCACCTGGACCTGGGCGACTTTGGCCCCAGCAGCAAGCCGCCCATGACGGACGCCAAAAAGGAACTGATCGACCAAAGCCTGGACAGCCCCAGCCGCTTTGTGCTGGCGTTTGAAAAGGGCGACGTCGAAGGCTTCCCCGCCAAAAACGCACCGGCGCTGCTCACCCCCTGCCTGAGCCAGGACTTTTACGAGTTGTATGGCGCCTGGTGCCACCGCCAGGGCCTCAAGGCGCTCAACCAGCCAAAGTTCATGAACGCGGTAGACCGCAAACACCAGGGCAGGGTAGAGCGCAAGCGCATCGGTGGCACCGGCAACCCAGCCCGCGTGCTCCACCTGCCGGGTGGCCATGAGGCGCCGGCCGGACAGAACGAATCGGACTGGTTGGCAGACCGCATCGACATTTTCCGGCAGGCCGCCAAGGACTACAAAAACACCAATGGGGGGTTCGCATGATGCAAGCAGCCCGTTTTGTGCCGGGTGTGCCGGGTCTGTGCCGGGCTTTGTGCCGGGTGTTTCACCCTTGTGCCGGGTGTGCCGGGTCTTCCTTACACGTATGCGCACGTAAGAACAGCACCGCCGCCACACCACACACACGCTCTCACGCATGTATATATACCCGGCACACCCGGCACACCCGGCACATCGTTGATTCATATACGTTTTTTTTCGTGACACCCGGCACAGCACCCGGCACACCCGGCACAGACACGCTCGCGCTCGCGCCCAACCTCTTTATTCATCCTTTGGAAAGTAAAAAAATGGGAGAGACCGCCAAACCTGCCGCCGCCCTGGCCAGCCGCACCATCCGGTGCACCCCTGACAACGCCTTTGAGATGCAACAGGCCGTCAAAAACTGGCCCGAGCTGCACGCCCTGGTGCAACACCTGCAGGCTCAAGACCTGTTCCCCGGCCTGCGTGGCCTGCAAATCACGCTTACGGGCTCTGAGTCGTTCGTGGGCAAGGGGTTGGGTGCGCTGACCGCTGACAACGCCTCAAAACGCGATTAAAGGCTCGCCATGAAACTCAACATCCAAATCACCGGCCTAAAAGAAGTCCAGGCCCAGCTCGGCGCCCAGGCCAAGCAAGCCGCCTTTGCTGCCAGCCGCGCGCTCAACACCACGGCCTTTGCCGTCAATGACCGGCTGAAGAAAGACATGACCGCCACCTTCAAGGGCGGGGCAACCGCCTACACCCTGCGCGCGTTCAAGGTCACCAAGGCCGACAAAGCCAGCCTCACCGCCCAGGTCAACCTGCGCACCGACGCGCCAGACGGCGGCACGCCCTACGCCAAGGCCTTGGGCCACCTGTTCACCGGTGGTGCGCGGCGGTTCAAAAAGGTAGAGGGCCTTCTGCGCGGGCGCGGCATTCTGCCCGCTGGCCTGGTTGTGGTGCCTGGCGAGGGCATGGCGCTGGACAGTTTTGGCAACATGCGCCGCAACGCGCTGGGCGAGCTGCTGGGCGTCATCGGCAGCCAGCGCACCAACCTGCGCGTGTACCGCCGCACCGGTGCGGGCAAAGCCCAAAAGGCCGTGGGCTACTTTGTGGCCCGCCCTGGCGACAAATCCCGCAAGGCGCCCGGCATCTACAAGCGCATAGAGACCGGCACCACCAGCGCCATCGTTCCCATGATTCTGTTTGTGGACCCGCGCAGCTACCGCCAGTTTGTCGACCTGGAGAAGCTGGGCAGGGATGTGGTGGGCAAGACGTTCCAGCCTGCGTTTGATGCTGAGCTGGTCAAGGCGCTGGCTAACGCGAAATGACAACCAACCCCAACCACATAACCCGCCAGCAGCTGGCCGACCTCATAGGCGCCCGCGCCCCCAGCTATGTCAACGAGCTGGAGAAAAACGGCCGCGCCGTGCGTGCCCCTGACGGCAAGCTGTGGCTGAAGGCCGAGAGCCTGGCCGCCTACCGCGCAGGCAAAGACCCCAGCAAGCAGGGCGTGGCTGATCGGCATGCGGCAGCCCGCGCCGCCGCGCCCCCGCCCTACGACACAGGCTCACAGGATGAGCCTGCCCCCCAACGCGCCCAGCCCACCGAGCGCGATGCCGCCATCGGCAGCAGCTACCAACAGGCCCGCGCCGTAAAAGAAAAGTTTGGCGCCCTGGAAGCCAAACGCGCGTATGAAGTCGCCATCGGCACCCTGCGTGATGCCCGCGAGGTAGAGGGCCTGGTCGCCACCGCCATGGTCGAGATACGCCAGCGCCTGGAAAACCTAGCCACCAGCATCGCCCCCATCGTCGCCGCCCAGGCCGATGAGGCCGCCGTGCGCGCCACCCTGCGCGAGGCTTTTGAGCACACCCTGAAAAGCGCCAGCCACCACTTCGACCAACTCCGCAAAACCACCGCCCAAACATGACCACCGCAACCCACCTGCCCGACGCCATAGAGCACCTGCCAACCGACACCCTGGTGCCCTACGCCCGCAACAGCCGCACCCACAGCCCCGAGCAGGTAGCGCAAATCGCCGCCAGCATTAAGGAATTCGGCTTCACCAACCCGGTGCTTATCGACGCCAACAACACCCTCATCGCAGGCCATGGCCGCGTCATGGCCGCGCAAAGCATCGGCGTGGCAACCGTGCCCGCCATTCGCCTGGCGCACCTCACCGACGCCCAGCGCCGCGCCTACGTCATAGCCGACAACAAACTTGCAGAAAACGCCGGGTGGGACATGGCCACGCTGGCACGCGAGGTGGAAGACCTCACCGCCGACGGCTACGACATCGACCTGCTCGGCTTCGGTGCCGACGAGCTGACCGCGCTGCTGGGCGAATACGGCCAAGACGCCGCCAAGCCAGGCGATGGCATCACCGACCCCGACGAGGCACCTGCCGTGCAGTCCACGCCGGTCACCACGCTGGGCGATGTGTGGGTTATGGGCAAGCACCGGCTTATGTGTGGGGACAGCACCAGCATTGAAGCGGTAAATGCACTGACGCTGGGGGGGGGTATTGATATGGTTTTTACCGATCCGCCCTATGGTGTTTCGTATGAAGGGGGGCACAACAAAAAGAAGCGCGACGGAATCATTGCAGACGAACTTGCTGGCGATGATCTCACTGGCTTGTTTTATGGTGCATTGAAAGCAGCCATTGCCAACGCCAGCGATGGCGCTGCCTTCTATGTCTGGTTTGCATCTGGAAAATCCATTGCCACATTCGCAGCATTGGCTCGTCTTCCATTGGAACTTCGCGCCGTAATCCAATGGTACAAGGTGAGGTCTGGATTGGGCGCATTTATGTTGCAGTACATTCCAAACTGCGAGCCTTGCATGTACTTGCACAAAAAAGGATGCGCTCCAGCATGGTATGGACCAACCACAGAAAAAACGGTATGGGAATTGCAGCGAGTGGGTGCTAACGAGTTTCACCCAACGCAGAAACCAGTGGAGCTTCCAGAGAGGGCGCTGAAAAATAGCAGCAAGCCGGGCGACACCTGCCTTGACCTCTTCGGCGGCAGCGGATCGACCCTCATTGCCTGCGAAAAAAACAACCGCATCGCCCGCCTCATGGAGCTGGACCCCAAGTATTGCGACGTCATAGTCCGCCGCTGGCAGCAATTCACCGGCAAGCAAGCCACCCTAGAGTCCACCGGCCAAACCTTCGAGCAAGTGCAAGCCCAAAGGCTATCAAATGCATAGCGCCCCACGCACAGCCAACGTGCGGTAAAGCCACAAAACGCATACAAACGCCATGCAACCCACCGCCCAGGCCAACCCCGCCAAACCCCCGTCAGCCGCTGCAGGCATCTGGGGTGCCATCGCCCGTGCCCTAGCCCCACGCCCGGCGCTCACGGTCAGCGAATGGGCCGACCAAGAGCGCCGCCTGTCAAGCAAAGGCAGCGCCATGGCAGGGCAGTGGGTCACAGCCGCCAACCCGCCCCTGCGCGAGCCCATGGACTGCATGAGCGTGCAGAGCAACGTGCGCGAGGTGGTCATGATGTTCCCGGTGCAGTTCGGCAAGACCGAAGCCGCTATCAACACCCTGGGCTACGTCATGGCCCACGACCCCGGCCCGGTCATGGTCTGCCTGCCGGGCGAGGTGTCCATGAACAAATGGGTGGCCCAAAAGCTAAACCCCATGGTGGACGAATCGCCCGCCGTCAAAAAAGCCCTCACCAGCAGCGCCAGCCGCGACAGCGCCAACACCCGCACCTTCAAAGACTTCGCCGGTGGCCAGCTCTACCTGGAGCACGCAGGCTCCCCCAGCCGCCTTAAGTCCACCACCGTGCGCACCCTGCTGGTGGACGAAGTAGACGAATTTTCCAACAACCTCACCGGCGGAGATGACCCGCTAGAAATGCTCAAGGCCCGCACCAGCGCATTCCCCGCCACCAGCAAACACATCTACATCAGCACCCCACAAATCAAGGGCCTTAGCCGCATCGAGCAACTGTGGCTCAAGTCTGATCAGCGCCGCTACCATGTGCCGTGCCCCCACTGCGGCCACATGCAGCACCTGGAGTGGGCTGGCCTGCATTGGACGCCCGACGCCAGCCAGTGCTGGTACGTCTGCCAAGAATGCGGCGCCAGCATAGACGAACACCACAAAACCCAAATGATCCGCGAAGGCCAATGGGTGCCCGCCAACCCCGGCGCCAAATCACGCGGCTACCACATCAACTGCCTTTACTACCAGTTTGGCCTCGGCCCCCGCTGGCTAGACCTCATCGACACCTGGCGCGACGTACAAAACGAACCCGCCCGCCTCAAAACCTTTTTAAATGACCGCCTGGCCGAGCCATGGGAAGACGCTGCCATGCGCGCCGTCAAACACAACGCCATTGCAGACCGGGCCGAACCCTATGCCCTGCGCACCGCCCCCCACGGCGTGCTGGTCATCACCGCAGGAATCGACACCCAAGACAACCGCCTGGCCGTGCACATCGTCGGCTGGGGCCGTGGCATGGCCTTCTGGGCGCTGGACTATGTAGAGCTACCCGGCGACCCCGCCAGCGACGAAGTCTGGACCGCCCTTACCGAGCTGCTAAACACCCCCATACTGCACGCCAGCGGCACCACCCTGCGCATAGAGGCCATGGCCATCGACGCCGGTGGCCACCGCACCGAAGCCGTCAAAGCCTACGTGCGAGACCGCCGCACCCGCCGCCCCATGGCCATCTTTGGCGCCGTGCCGAACAACGCGCCCGTGCTGTCAAAGGGCAAGCTGCATGATGTGGACTGGAAAGGCCGCTCAGACAAACGCGGCGTCATGGTGCACCACGTGGGCACCGTGGGCATCAAACACTGGCTGTACAGCCGCCTCAGCACCGATGCAGACAAGGCGCCCGAGCAGCGCCTAACCCACTTCACCGACCAGCTGCCCGGCGAATACTTCCCCGGCCTGGTGAGCGAGACCTATGACCCCCGTAAAAACCGCTTTGTCAACCGCCGTGGCGCCCGCAACGAACCGCTAGACACCTGGGTCTACAGCTACGCCGCCGCCCACCACCCCGAGGTGCGCCTGCACCGCCTCACCCGTGCCGACTGGGACCGTATTGAGGCCACCATACTGGCAAGGGCTGGCAAAAATGCCATATTGCCCCTTGACAAAAACGGTGCGACAATAGGCCCTGTCGCGGTGGATGAAAATTCACAAAACTCCCAGGCGGTTAACGAGCCGCCCCAGTCACCAGCAGACGCCCACACCGAGCCCATGCGCACCCCCTATGCGCAGGCACGGCCAAGCAAGCCGCCAGCACTTCCACGCAAGGGAGGCGGCTGGATTAAAAAATGGTGACCTGGACATGGCCGATATCGTCGACGACTTCCTCACCCGCCTGGTGCAGCACGCGCCAGACCTGCCCATTGACACCCGCCTGAACCTGGAGCGCGACATGCGCCACCACCACGGCGGCACGCGGCCTGAGTACGTGGCCAAGGGCATTGACGGCCTGAGCAAACGCACCCGTACGTTTATCGTCAGCCTGGGCCTGCGCCACCAAAAGCCCATGCGCGAGATATTTGCCCAGGCCAGCGTCAGCCGGTCGACGGGTTACCGAATCCTGCGCGGCAAGTAGCGCGGGCCTGTGCCAGTTTCCCCCTGATATTTAAGCCCCTGCGGCGGCACATTGGCGGCTACTTGTAGCCACCTTTTGACCCGACAGAAAGCCGCCCGCCATGACCATGCGCATCACCATGCTCGCCACCCTCATGGGTGAATCGGGCTCACTGCTCACATCGGGCAGCACCGTTACCGTCAGCAAGGCATTTGGGGCCACCGTAGTCGGCTCAGGCCGCGCCACCGATACCGATGGCACCCTGCGCCCCACATCCACCGAAAACACCGCCGCCGCCAGCCGCACGCTGACGGGCGCTGATGTGGAGACCCTGGTCATCTGCAACAGCGCCAGCGCCGTGGTGCTCACCATCCCCACCGACGCTGTGGGCGGCTTCACCGGCCGCGCCGTTATTGGCCTCTACCAGGCAGGCGCAGGCGCTGCCAGCTTTGCGGCTGGTGGCAGCGTCACCCTGCGCGGCACCGCGCCCACCATTGCGCAATACGGAACGATGGGCATTGTGCGGGTGGGTGTGAATGAGTGGGCTTATATCCAATGAACCTGCTTTCCAAGCTGATGCTGCGGTCGGGGGTTTCTGGCCCTTTGCGCTCTGTTGCCGCTCAAAGCGCACTAGGAACGCAAATAAACGCCAATACTCGCGGCTCTGGTACACATACAGTCCTTTACAACCGCATCCCTTTTGTGATCGGGTCTAGTGCCGTTACATCCATTAAGCTGCTGTTTAACGGATGGTATATCCAGGCCGGGACAGCCGTTGCATCCATTGGCAACGGCTACACGATTGATGCGTGCGCCCTTGAAATGAACGGCACATTTACACCGGTGACGTTTAGCGCCTCCCGTTCAAAAGTCATCAACGCGCTTGATACCGAAATCTCAAGCGACGCGATTACAGCGGCATCGTTGGGCCTTGGGTCTATGGCGGTGGGCACTGTTGGCTACATCCGAATAGCCGTGAGAACATTGCGAGGCGAGTTTATACATGCGGCACCATTCCCCGCGGCCACGGGGATCAACACGGTCAACGTGGACCCCGAAAAGGTTTCATTTACAACAGGCATAGATGCGACTGGTAGTTTTGCGTACAACATGATTAATGGTGGCGTGAATGGCACCGACGCCGCTTTTACAAGCCGCCAGTTCCCGGTCGTTGTTGTTGCGAACCACTCCGGTGTAAGCATTGGTTTCATGGGCGACAGCAAAACCGCGGGCACTGGCGACACGCTCACGGGGACCACATTCACAGGTGGCCTTGCGAGAACGCTTTTTCCAAGCGTTGCCTCTACGACAGGTGCAAGGGCTGGCCTGATGTTTGGCTGCCCTTCTGGGTTCGCCATTGAACACACCGCAGGGGCAAACGCTGCGCTTATTCAGGGCTATTACAAATACTGTACGCACGCCGTTGTCGGTTACGGAACCAACTCCCGCAACGAATCGGCCCAGACAGCACTACACACCGCAATCCGAGCGCAGGGCATATCCAAGATCATCCAGATGAGTCTGACCCCGCGCACAACTGGCACATACACCACGGCAGGCGGTCAAACGGCTGTTGCAGGGTGGAATAGCTCGGGCGGAACCGCTGGCACGTTTGAGGTGTTCTTGCAAGCCAAGTTGGCTACCGATGCCAACATGACCTATTACAACCCTACCTTTATCCGCGACTCTTTTGACGGCGGCGATTACTGGAAGTGGCGCAGCAATGGCGGTATTGCCCGTACTGATGACGGCCTGCACGAAAACGCGGGGGGTTACGAGGAAAACGTAGGCACTGCTGGGGAAGCAACGACGCAGGCAGGCGGCACGGTTGCAACAACCTTGCGTGCTTTGGTTCAGGCGCTTTGAGCAATCGGTTGCATAGCCCATGACCACCACCACCGAACCCCTACGCCACCCCGCAGGCGACACCCTGGCCTTCACCAAGACCCTGGCCGACTACCCCGCCGATGAGTCATGGGTGCTGTCCTACACCCTCATCAACGGCACCCACAAAATCACCTTCGCCGCCACAGCCAGCGGCGCAGACCATGCCATCAGCGTGGCCGCCGCCACCACCTCGGCCTGGGCCCCTGGCACCTACACCTGGCAATCGGTGGTCACCAAAGCCGCAGAGCGCTACACCATCGGCCAGGGCACCATGGTGATCGCGCCCAACTTTGCCGCCGCGTCCACGTATGACGCCCGCACCAGCGCCCGCAAGGCCCTGGATGCCGTCAACCTGCTGATGGAGACCTATGGCGCCAAAGCCTACCTGCAGGGCTACGAGATCAACGGCCGCAAGCAATCGTTTCACACGCCGGGTGACTTTTTGGCCTTCCGCAGCAAGCTGGTGGCCGAGTGCGCCCGCGAAGACAACGCCGCCCGCCTGGCCGCCGGCCTGGCGCCACGCAACCAGATCCAAGTCAGGTTCAACAGCCGATGACCACTACCACTGCCACCCAGGCAACCGCCCCTGCAGCCTGGTACGACACCCGCCGCGTATCCACCAAAAGCAGCGTAGTGCTGGGCAAGTGGCTGCAGCAGCGCCAGGGCGGCATAGAGCGCGCAGGCCTCACGCCCGTGCGCCTGCTCCCACAGGCAGGCGGCGGCCAGCGGCGCAACTACGCCGCCGCCCAGGTCAACCGCCTCACCGCCGGCTGGTCCACCGTCAGCGCCAGCGCCAACAGCGATATCCACCGCAGCCTGGACGCCGTGCGCGCCCGCAGCCGCAAGCTGGCCAACGATGACGAGTACGTCAAAAAGTGGCTGGCCATGGTCACCACCAACGTGGTGGGGCCCGTGGGCTTCCGCTTCCAAGCCCGTGTGTATGACCAGCCCGGTAAGCCCGACGCCCTGGCCAATGGCGCCATAGAGGGCGCATGGGCACGCTTTTGTAAAAAGGGCGTGTGTGATGTAACCGGCCGCCAGGGCATGCTGGGCCTGCAGCAGCTGGCCATTAAAGCCGCCGCGCGGGATGGTGAGTTTTTGATCCAGATCATCCGCGGCAAAAACGCCAGTAACCCCTTCGGCATAGCCCTGCAGGTGCTGGACATTGACCGGCTAGACACCGCGCTCAACAAACCCGCAGAGGGCACCGCCAACGCCATCCGCATGGGTGTGGAGCTTAACGCCTACGGCCGCCCCGTGGCCTACTGGCTTAAGACCGCCCACCCGGGCGACCTGTACCAAAGCACCAGCGGCGTGCAGGGCGCCCGGCACCAGCGCGTGCCGGCCGAGGACATCATTCACGAATTCATTGCCGACCGGCCCGAGCAGGTGCGCGGCATGCCCTGGGCACACGCCGCCATGCTGCGCCTGAATAATTTGGGCGGGTACGAAGAGGCCGCAGTCATCGCCGCCCGCGTGGGCGCCAGCAAAATGGGATTTTTCACCACGCCAGACGGCCAGGGCGAGGTGGTCAGCACCGGCACCGATGACGGCACCGCCGATGGTGGCTTGACCATGGACGCAGACCCTGGCGTATTCCAGAGCCTGCCCGAGGGCGTCAAGTTTGAAGCCTTTGACCCCGATTACCCGGCCGCCATGTATGCCGATTTTGTCAAGGCCAACCTGCGCGGCATAGCCAGTGGCTTGGGCGTGGCCTACCACGCGCTGGCCAATGACCTGGAGGGCGTGTCGTTCTCCAGCATCCGCAGCGGCACGCTGGAGGAGCGTGATGCGTGGATGCTGATCCAAGAGTGGTTTGCAGTCAGTTTCATGGACCGCGTGCACGCCGAGTTTATGCAGGCAGCCCTTGCCTTTGGCCAGATCACCATGCCCAACGGCAGCGCCCTGCCACTGGCCAAAATGGACAAGTTCACCCCCCACATCTGGCAGCCCCGCCGCTGGGAGTGGGTGGACCCGCGGGCCGATATCGAGGCCGACATAACTGCCATCAATGCGGGCCTCAAGTCCCCCCAAAGCGTGGCCGCCAAGCTGGGTGTGGACTATGAGGACTTGCTGGAAGAAATCAAAGCCGCCACCGAAATGCGCGAGCGCCTGGGCGTCAAGATAGCCAGCGAGGCCGCCGCCGCCGCAGCTGCAGCGGGCAAAGCCGCCGCCGAAAACGCCGCCACCGCCAACGCATAGCGCACCGCCGCAAACCCAACACAAAGCCAGCCCTGCGCTGGCTTTTTGCATGGCGCACACCACGCGCACACGCGCTTATTTGTGCCAGTTTCCCCCTGATTTAAACCGGCCAGAAACCGGACAGTGTGGGCCATGACAACACCCAAGGCCCAGCCCACCACACTCAAGCCCGGCACCAAGCTGCACCGCGCCTTTGCGGTAGAGCGCAGCGCCATCAGCGAAGAGCTGCGCACCGTAGAACTGGCCTTTGCCAGCGAGACCGCATACGAGCGCTGGTGGGGTGTAGAAATTTTGGATTGCACAGCCACCGCCATGCGCATGGGCCGCCTCACTAGTGGTGGCCCCCTGCTGTGCGACCACGACACAAGAGATCAGATCGGAGTGATTGAGTCAGTCCAGATCGGTGCGGACAGGGTTGCCCGCGCCGTGGTGCGTTTTGGAAAAAGCGCGCGGGCTGAGGAAGTTTTCCGCGATGTAGTCGACGGCATACGCCGCAACGTGTCGGTGGGTTACCAGATCCACCAGGCCGTGCTGGTAGAGACCAAAGACGACCAGGACACCTACCGCGTGAGCGACTGGGAGCCCTATGAGATCAGCCTCGTATCTGTGCCCGCAGACGCATCCGTAGGCGTAGGCCGCAGCGCCGCTGATAGCGACCCGTCCCCCGTGGTCCCCGTGCCCACAGCCACCCCCCAACAACGCAATTCACCCAAGGAACCCACCACCATGACTACTCCCGTCATCGACTCCACAACTGCACCCGTTGCAGCCCCCGCCATCACCAGCGAAAACGTGCGCGCCCAAGTGGCCGCCGAGCGCAAGACGGTGCAAGAAATGCACGCCATCGGCCAGCAATTCGCCCGCTTTAACGGCGTGGCCCTGGCCAATGAAGCCATTGAAAAAGGCCAGACCGTTGACCAACTGCGCGGCCTGGTCATGAACGCCATGACCGCAGCGCAAAAAACGCAGGTCACCAACCTGGACCTGACTGCCAAAGAGACACGCAAGTTCAGCGTCTTCAAAGCCATTCGCGCGCTGACCGACAAGACGTGGAAGGGCGCCGAGTTTGAGCTGGAGTGCCACAACGAAATCCTGAAGCGCACCGGCCTGCCAGAGGCAGTGCACAGCGGCTTCTACATGCCTATGGATATCCAGAAACGTGACCTGACTGTGGGCACCCCCACAGCCGGTGGCAACCTGGTGGCCACAGACCTGCAGGCATCCAGCTTTATCGACCTGCTGCGCGCCCGCAGCCTGCTGGCCCAGTTGGGCGCCACCATGCTGCCCGGCCTGGTGGGCAACGTGGCTATCCCTAAGTTGACCGGTGCGGCTACCGCCTACTGGCTCACCAATGAGGCCACCGCCATCACTGAGAGCCAGCAGACCATCGGCCAGTTGGCCCTGGCACCCAAGACCCTGGGCGCCTACACCGAGCTGTCCCGCTTGCTGATGCTGCAAAGCACACCAGCCGCTGAGGCCATGGTCATGAACGACTTGGCCAAGGTTCTGGCCCTGGCCATCGACCTGGCAGGCTTTGAAGGCTCTGGCGCATCTGGCCAGCCCACCGGCATTGCCAGCACAGCGGGTATCGGCGCGGTCACCGGCACATCGCTGGCCCTGGCCGGCATCATCGAATTCCAAACCGATGTGGCCGCCGCCAACGCCCTGGCAACCAACAGCGCCTACGTGACCACCCCCGCGGTGGCCGGCCTGCTCAAAGGCCGTGCGCGTATCTCCAGCACAGACAGCAAGTGCCTGTGGGAAGGCAACATTCTGGATGGCGAGGTAGACGGCTACCGCGGCGCCACCAGCACGCAGCTCACCGCTGCCAGCATGATCTTTGGCGACTTCAGCCAAGTGGTCATTGGCGAGTGGGGCATGTTGGAGATTGCGCTCAACCCCTACGCAGCGTTTGCCACCGCCATCACCGGCATCCGCGCCATCCAGTCGGTGGATGTGGGTGTGCGCCAGGCGGCCGCCTTCAGCCGCGCAACGTCCATCACCTAAAGCACCGCACCGGGCCCGCCGCAAGGCAGGCCCGTGCAGCGCCCACAGGCCAACCCCAAGGACACACGCAATGGCAGTCACCAAGAACCCCCTGGCAGCAGACGCCGCCACGCCCTACACCGTTACCCGCGCATTCTTTTGGGCGGGTGAAGTGGTGCAGGCCGGTGCCGTGCTGCAGCTCACCAAGACCGAGGCCGCAGACCTGCTAATGGCCAAAAAAGTCACCCCCGGCGAGCCTGAAAAGGCAACCGCCACGCCCGAGCCCAAGCCCGAAGCCAAGCCCGCCAAGGCCAAGTAAACACGCCCCCGCACACGCCCCATGTTTGCCGAAGACCTCACCCCCTTTTTTGACGCCGACAACGTAGGCGTCAGCATCGCCACCGTGGGTGGCGTGCCGGGTGTGGGCGTGCATTTTTCCAACGGCTACGCCCTGGGCAACGTGGGCGCTTTGGGCATGGCCAGCAGCCAGCCCGCTATCACTTTGCCCAGCAGCGCAGTGCCTGCCGACCCTGTTGGCAGCGCCGTAGTCATCACCGCGGGCCATGGCGTAGGAAATTACACCGTGGCCACCTGCGAGCCCGATGGCAGCGGCATTACTGCGCTACTGCTGGAGGTGGCCGCGTGACCACGCTGGTGAGCGCAGCCGTGGGCGCCATAGTGGCGGCCCTCAGCAGTGGCACCCCCGTTGCCACACAGATTGCCCGCGTGCGCCTGCGCCCGCTGGCTGCTACACAAGCCCAGGCCGTAGTGGTTCGCCCCCTGCAGTCAGAGGCCGGTGTGTCGTCAATTTCCCCAGACCTGCCGGTGAGCTGGACCAGCGCCATCAGTGTGGAGTGCTACGCCCGGACAAGCGCAGCCACCACGCCCGATGTGGCGGTGGACTCATTGGTAGAGGCCGTATATGCCCGCCTGATGGCAGACACCACCCTTGGCGGGGTGGTGCTGTCTTTGGCACCGCAGTCGATCAGCTGGGACTTTGACGCCGATGGCGAGCAAACCGCCTGCGCAACCCTTGTTTTTCAAACCCTGCAGCGCACGCAGGGCCCCGCATTCACATAACCATTTTTTAGGAGCCCACCACCATGGCTTATTACTTCCCCGCTGGCACGAAATACTTTTACAGCAACACCTTGGCCGCTGCCAAGACCCTCACCATTGTCACCAACGCCAGCCCGGCCGTTGCCACATCCGTCACCCACGGCTATGTTGATCTGGACCCGCTGCTGTTCGAATCCGGCTGGCAAGACGCATCGGACACCGTGTTTGAAGCCGACCAGCTCACGGTGGACACGTTCGCTCTCACTGGCCTCAACGCGACAGACACCAACGTGTACCCATCCGGCTCTGGCCTGGGCACCACACGCGAGATCAGCACATGGGTCGAGATTCCGCAAATTTTGAGCGCCAGCACCAGCGGCGGCACTATCAAGTACGGCACCATCGACCCGCTGGCATCGCGCCAGGCCACCAAGCAGCCTATCGGCTTTGATGCCATTGGTGTGGACATGAAGATCGGCTACGACGCCAACAACGTCACCATCCAGGCCATGCAAGCCATCACCCGCGTGTTTGGCAAGGTAGCCCTCAAGCTGGTGCTGCCAGGCGGTGGCCGCGTGTATGGCTACGGCAACCTGGTGTGCTCTGAGTTCCCAGAAATCGGCAGCAAAGAGACACCGCTGCAGCTCAGCGTGGGCATCGGCTTTGACGGCCGCGCCATCAGCTACGGCGCATAAAGCGCCAACCAGTTGCGCGCACGGCAGGGTGGTTTGCCCCCATTCCACCTGCCCGGTTTTGCCCGATCTGGGCCGCCGTGCGCCATTCACGTTTCATCAACATCGGGCCGCTTTTTTATAGATCGGGCATTTTCATGGCACTCAAATCCACCATCGGCAACATCGTAGGCGTCAATGTGCAGGGCGTTTACAACGATGAACATGGCACAAAGCGAGACATCGACTTTTTGCTCAACTGCAAACGCCTCACAGGAGATGAGGCGGACGAAGCGCTTAACAACGACTTCAGCGCGCCATCCATCATGCGGTTCATGTTGTCCGTTGCCACAGACTGGTCAAAGGTCAAAGACGACGCAGGCAACGTGGTCCCCTTCTCGCAAGACGAGTTTGAAGAGCGCTGCAAAAAGATTTCAGGCCTGCTGTATGTCACCTACAAGTGCTACCGCGAGCAGTCTGGAGTGCGCGCAAAAAACTAGCCGCGCTCGCTAGAGCGCTTGCCCTGCAAACACCAAAGAACCAACCCCAAGCGAATGACCAGGCCAACCCATTTATCGCAGCCATCATGGCAGTCGCCTTGCCAGAGGAAGATCCTGACGAGCTGGTGTATCTATGGCCCTGCAACGTTGCCGCGTGGGACATTTGGTGCGATGTGCAAAGCCAGTGGCGCCACGGCATGGGCGGGCCCACGGGCTTGGATTACGCAGGCGTGCGCGCCCACCTGGACGAGATTGGCCTTTATGGCGAAGAGCGCCGCGAGGTTTATGCAGGCATTCGCGCAGCCGAGCGCGCCACGATTGAGGCCAGGGCAGAGCTTGCCGAGCAAGAGCGTGCCAACAACCCACGTTAACAAGGTCGCGCCATGGCTGAAGTAGGCATAAAAATAAAGGCCACAGACGAGGCCAGCAGCGTCTTTGGCAAGGTTGCATCAGAGGCCGGCAAGCTGCAAAGCTCGGTTGCCTCGGTTGGTGCGGGCTTTGCCGCCTTGGGTGGCGCTGCAGTGGCAGGGCTTTCGGTCATTGGCTTTGGCGAGAAGATAAAAGAATCTATCGACCTGGCTGATAGCTTCAACAAGCTCAGCCAAAAGACTGGCGTGGCCGTAGAGTCGCTCAGCCGGCTCAACTACGCGGCCGGCTTGTCGGATGTGTCTACTGAGGCACTTTCAACCGGCCTCAAAAAGCTCAACCTCAACATCAGCGCTGCCGCCAATGGAAGCGCAGAGCAGGCAACGCTTTTTAAATCGCTTGGCATCAGCGTCAAAGACGTAGCTGGCAACGTCGTTAGCGCAGACAAAGTGCTGTCCCAGCTGGCAGACCGCTTTGCCGAGAGTGGCGACAACGCCGACAAAACGGCTATCGCCGTTGCAGCGCTTGGTAAGTCTGGTGCGGATCTGATCCCATTCCTCAACGCCGGGTCTAAAGGCCTCGGAGAAATGGGAGATGAGGCCCAAAAGCTCGGCATTGTGCTGGGCTCAGACTTTGCCAAAAGCGCCGAAGAATTTAATGACAACATTGCCAAAATCAGTTTGGCCAGCCAGGGGCTATTTGTAACCCTGGCGGGTGACCTGGTCAAAGGCTTGGGTGCCACCGCCAAGGCAATGGCAGAGGCATCGGTGGAGGGCGGCAAGTTTGCCGCCGTCATAGCCGGTATTGAGACCCTGCTCACGGGCGATGATCTGTACAAGGCCAACGTGGACATGGTCAAGGGCACCGAGCTGCTGATGGCAGCCGAAAACGCCCTGGACAAAGCCCGCGCTGCTGGTGACACGGCCCGCATTGCCCGGCTTGAAAAAGCGGTGGCCCTGCGCCGTGAAGAGCTGCAAGTTACCCAAAATTACCGCGCCATGCTGGAGGGCGACGCCAAAAAAGCCGAAGCCGACAACAAGCCCAAGCCGACCACCAGCAGCGCCGCCATCAAGGCCGCTGTGAGCGCCATATCAAAGCCAACAGGCGCACCACCGCGAGACACCGCCAACCCATTTGCCGCAGAGCAAGACGCTGCCAAGGAATGGGCCAAGGCGCTGGAGGCCGCAGGCAAAGCCAGCCAAGACCTGGTGGCCAAGAATCTGGACCTGAGCAAATCGCAGGCGGACCTCAAGACCTACATGGAGTCTGCAGCCGCGGCTATCAACGAGAAAACCAACCCGGCCATGAATGAGATGGTCAAGACGGCGCTGGAGGCAAACATTGCCCTGGAAGCCATGGGCAAGCTGGCCGATGTGGTTGAGGCACAGCAAAAGCGCACAGCAAACGCCGAAGACGAAACCCAAAAAGAACGCGACCGTGTGGCCGCCATTGGGCTGACCACAGAGGCCGTGGCCGAGCTGGGTGCCGCCCGCCTGGAAGAAATGGCCATTGCCAAAGAGCGCACGCTCTTGGCGGCCGATGAGATAGACCTGAGTGGCGAGTACTCAGCCGCTATCAAGGCAGAGGCAAAAACCCTGCGCGAGCGCGCTGCACTGCTGCGCACGGGCGCATCAAAAGAGGTGGCAATTGAGGCCGCAAAAGCTGCATCAGACGAATGGAAGCGCGGATGGGAAGAAACCGACCGCATCGCCCGCGACGTTTTCACAAGCTGGGCTACGGAAGGCGGCAACGCAGCGCAAAAGATTGGCGAAACGTTGAAGAAGGCGCTGCTGTCTGCCGTGTACGAAGCCACGCTCAAGCCGCTGGTTATGCAGGTTTATGCGTCGGTGGCTGGTGGTGGATTCGCTGGCACCGCACTGCAAGCGGCCAGCGGGTTTGGTAGCATCGGCAGCGCAGGCAGCGGCATTGGCGCATTGAGTGGCATTGCATCGGCTGTGGGCAACTTTAGCTCAACGGCTGGCGCAGTTGCCAACGGCGTCTACCTGGGCGCGGGTGAACTGGGTTCTCTTGGCTTTGGCGAGGCGCTATCCACCGGCCTTGGGGCCGTGCTGGAGGGCTCTTTTGCCAGCGGTTTTGCCACGCTGGCGGGTACGCTTGGCCCCCTGATCGGCGGGGCCGCGCTACTGAGCAACCTCATGGCCTACAAAGTAGAGTCCAAAGGCAACGGCCTCACCGCCACCGTGGGCGGTGCCAGTGGCCTGCCCAGTGGCAGCGTAGGTCTGTATAACGAGTTTGAACAGACCGGTGGCCTGGTTGGCGGTGGCACCACCATCAACCGCGATTGGTCTGTGGCCGACCAGGGCGTTGCCACCTACATCACCGGCAGCGTGCAGGCCATTACCGCCAGCAACCGCGCCTATGCCGACGCTCTGGGCCTGTCCAGCGAGTCCATAGACAGCTTCACCAAGAACATCGAAGTGAGCCTGACCGGCCTCGATGCAGCAGGGCAACAAGCCGCTATCAATGCAGCCCTGTCCACCTTTGCCGCAGAGCAGGCCGCAGCCACCTACGGGCAGGCCCTTGTGGGTGTGGCGCGTGATGGCGAGACAACCGCCCAGACCCTGCAACGCCTAGGCACAGACCTGACCGGCACCAACGCCATGTTTGCCGACTTGGGCTACACGCTGTTTGATGTGTCTGTGGCTGGTGCCAATGCCGCGTCTACGCTGGTGGCCGCTTTCGGCAACCTGCAAGCCGCACAGGCCCAGCTTGGCAGCTTCTATCAGAACTTCTACTCGCAGGAAGAGCAGCAGGCCAACACATACCGCACCGTGCAGTCCGATCTGGCGAACGCTGGGTTCAACTTCACGGTGGAAGATTTACGCGCTGCTACCCGTGAGGACATCCGCGCAGCGGTGGACGGGCTGGCTGCGGGAACCGATACCGCTGACGGCGCTGCCCGGTACGCAGCAGCGGTTCGTGCGGCCAACACCTTGGCTACCGTCAAGCCTGTGGTCGCGCCAACACCAGCGCCCACCGTGGCCCCACTGCCAGGCGCAACCCAAAGCGGCGGCATACCCTATGTGGACGCAACAGACACCGCCCTGACCGCGTGGGAAGAAGCCACCGCCGCCATTGTGGACGCCATGCGAGACCTGCGCGTAACCCTGCTGGACTCTGGCCCCGACAGCTTTGCCAAGCTGCAAGCCCAGTTTGTCATTGAAACAGCCAGCGCCAAGGCCGGTAACGTGGCCGCCGCGCAAGAGCTGCCCGAGCTGGTGCGCAGCCTGGCCGATGCCAGCAAAGACCAATTCACCAGCGGCGTGCAGCGCGACCTGTTCATTGCCCGCCTGATCCAGAGCCTGGGCGAGGTTGCAGGCGTGGGCGGCGCGGGTGCCAACCTGTCCATCCCCCGCTTTGCAGCCGGTGGCTACCACCGCGGCGGCTGGGCCATAGTGGGCGAGCAAGGCCCTGAGCTGGTCAACATGCCGCCCGCCCGCGTGTTTAACGCTACCGACACCAGCGCCATGCTGGGCGGTGGCACAGACCCCGCCGTGCTGGAAGAGCTGCGCGCCATGCGTGCCGAGCTGGCCGCCATACGCGCCAGCAGCGGCAGCACCGCCATCAGCAGCGGAAAGACCGCCAAGGTGCTAGACGCCGCCGCCAACAACGGCCAGCCCATATCCACCAAGGTAGTTGCATGAGAGCCTACGTTTTAGCCCCCATCGCCATCACCGATGCCATGTACACCGCCAGCGCGGTGGCCGAGCCCGACGCATCCACAGGTGAAGCCGTGTGGAACGCCGCCACCAGCTACGCCATAGGCAATGAGGTCATCCGCACCGGTACACACCGCGTCTACACCGCGCTGGCCGCTGGCATAGATGCCGGCCTGCCAGAGGCCACGCCCAGCCGCTGGCGCAACACCCGCCCCACCAACAAGTGGGCCGCGTTTGACCTGTACCGCAGCACCGCCATTCGCAAGAATGGCACGCTCACACTCACCCTGCGCCCCGGCATCATCACCGGCCTGATGTTCTTTGGCCTGGTGGGCGACAGCATCCGCGTGGTGATTAAAAACGCCACCAGCCTCGCCACCTACTACGACCAAACCACCAGCCTCAGCCTGTACCTGAGCGGCGACATTGAGTGGGAGTTTTGGTACGGCACACCCCGCCAGCAAGATAGCCTGCGCGTGAGCGGCCTTACGCCAGACGATGCGCAGGTAGAGATAACGCTAACCGCCAGCACAGTGACTGGCTGGGCCGAGATTGGCATTCTGGCGCTGGGCAACTTTAACGACTTGGGCATACCACAAAAAGGCTTCAAAGTCAGCCCGGTGGACTACAGCCGCATCAACATTGACGAAGACACGGGCGAAGTGGTCATCATCCCCGGCCTGGCTGCCAAAAACATCAGCGGCCAGTGTGTGGGCCTTACCGCCGCAGAGGGCCAAGCCATTTGCGATGTGGTCTACGACCTGCTTGGCACGCCTGCTGCCTGGGTTATTACCACCGAGCCGGGCTACGACTACCTGAACGCCTTTGGCCTGGGCAGTGCAGACATTATCGCGGGCGACCTGCCCACGCTTTCCCTAGATGTGAGAGGCATCATATGACCATAACCGTACCCGTGGCCGTGCCCGCGCCTGGGCTGCCCCTGGCAGACCCGGCAGACCGCGCCACCTTTACCGCCCGCAAGCTGGAGCACCTGCGCTGGGAACGCGAAGACCTGGCCCCCGGCGTGCTGGCGCTGGCAGAGGCCAGCGAAGACAACGCGCTGGACGCGCAAGCCAACGCAGTTACCGTGGCGGCCAACACCGCCGCCGTGGCCGCCAACACCGCACTGGCCGCAAGTTATGCTGGCGCAATACCCTGGGTTAGCGGCACCACCTACACCATAGGCGACCGGCGCACCAGCCTCACCAATGGCCTGGTCTACCGCCGCATTACATCCGGCGCAGGCGCCACAGACCCCAGCGCAGACGGCACCAACTGGCAGATCGTGCAGGTGGCACCACCAGTAATCATCGTCAGCGGCACCACGCAGACCGCCGTTGCTGGCACCCACTATGTGCTGACCAACGTGGCCTTAACCACCGTCACGCTCCCTGCATCCCCGGCGGCGAATGACAAGGTTTCTATCACCGTGGCGAATGGCTTGGCAACAAACATCGTGGCTAGAAACGCGCAGACCATCATGGGCCTGGCCGAGGACTTGACGGTGGACAACAAAAACGCGTTTATCTCCCTGCAATTTCTTAACAGCTCGTGGAGGCTTGTCGAATGAGTAACCTATCTGATTTCACGGGTGGCGGCGTCAAGCCCAAGCTGATTACCAGCTACACCAGCGGCACTGGCACCTATGTGCCAACCGAAAACAATGCCCGTTGTTTTGTTCGACTGACAGGTGGGGGCGCTGGCGGGCACGCTTCCGGCAGCGGCGGCGGCGGCGGGGCAATGGTCGAGGTCTTTATCCGAATCCCCATTGCAGGCATTGCATACGCAGTCGGCGCAGGTGGCTCTGTGGCCACAGACGGTGGCAACACCACCGTGGGCCAATTTACCGCCATCGGTGGAAGGTATGACAACACCGGCCTACACACCAGCATGTTTGGAGGAACGCTGGCGACTCTGGTTGGCGGTGTTGATGCAGACAGCGTCACCGGGGTAGGTGCAACGGGGCTGAATGGTTTGTCGGGCGGCATGGGTGGAAACGCATCCAACCCAGGGACTATTGCAGGCTTTCCAATAGGTTCGGCAAGTAGTCTTGTGGTGGCATCTGGCGCCGCCAGTCTGTCAAAAGCAGGCAACGGCCAGGGTAACAACTCTGGTGGAAACTCTTTTTACGGCAAGGGCGGCACCACAGGCAATGCCCCCGCGGCTGATGCCTATGGGGCAGGCGGTGGCGCTAACGCAGCTGGCCGTGGCGGGTACATCGAAATTTGGGACTTTGGAGCATAAAAATGGAACGCTACGCACAACTATCAGGTGGCGTCGTCCACCAAGTCATCGAATCCGAAACCGACCCCGATGGCGTCAACGGCGAATGGGTAGCCTGCGGCAACGCTGGCCCGGGCTGGACGTTTGACGGGACCAACTTTGCACCGCCCGTGCTGCCCACGCCACCCGCAGACCCCTGCGCCCACCTGATCGACATTGGCCCATTCTTCGACCGCTTTGGCGCGGCCAAGATGGCGGTGCTGACCAGCGCAGATGCGGGCGTTAAAGCCATCCTGAGCGATGTGCAAGTGCGCAAGTGGATTGACCTGCAGCGCGCAGACGTGGCCAGCAGCCTGGCCTACATCGGCAGCAAAGTGCCATCGGTAGATGCCACGCTGCAAACCGCAATACTGACCACGCCAGTGACTGCCGATGAAAACTTGGCGCTGCGCAAGCTGTATTTCTAGCCATGCAAGCGCACTACGTCATCCGCACCCTGTTGGCGATTGACCAGCTACTGAACGTGGTGATCTGCAACGGTAGCCCCGACGAAACCATGAGCGCGGCCAGCTACCGCATGCACCGCGATGGCAGGTTTTGGGGTTTCATGATGCCGGTGATTGACGCCTTGTTTTGGTGGCAAGGTCCAAACCATTGCCGCAATGCTTACCTGAAGGAAATCGCACGGGTGCAGTTTCCAGACGAATACAGGAGCAAGCAATGAATGCGGATGATCTGATTAAGGCCATCGCAGCACTAGGCGCTGGTCTGGGCGCTCTTGCCTACGGCTATCAAAAATACAGCCTCACACGCAAGAAAGACCAGACCACGGTGGCGGGAGAAGAAGCACAACAAGCCCAATTCAAGCTATTGCAGGACTCTATCAATAGCAACAAGGCCGAAATGATTGAGTTGCGTGCGGCGTTCCAAATCATGGACAGAAAACTACATGTCCAGCAACGCACTATTACCCGCATGGAGATGTTGCTGCGCCAGTTCAGCGGGCTTGTGTCTCAACATGGCATTGCCGTACCTGGATACATGCAGGCAGAGCTTGAGGCGCTGATTGATTCCGACGTGGAACGCCAGCCAACACCGGAAGCGAGGCGAGCATGATTAACTCCCGCAACATTGCCGACCTTCTGCCGCGCACCGCAGCCAAGGCCGCGCTTTTCAAAGACGAGTGTTTGAAGGCTGGGCACAACATCATCCTGACCAGCACCTACCGCGACGCGGAGAGCCAAAACGCACTCTACGCGCAGGGCCGCACCAAGCCCGGACCCAAGGTGACAAACGCCAAAGGTGGCGATTCGTTCCACCAATACAAAGTTGCATTCGACTTTGTTCCGGTGGTGGATGGCAAGGCTGTGTGGGGCGATGACAAGGCATGGGAAACATGCGGGGCCATTGCCAAGCGTGTCGGTCTGGAGTGGGGTGGCTACTGGGATGGCTTCAAAGACAAGCCGCACTGCCAAGACCTGAACGGCTACAGCCTGGACCAGTACAAGCGGGGGCTTGCCAAGTGACACCCAAGGTGCGCGAAATGATCGAAACATCCGGTGGGCGGCGGTTCGTCCTGGCTGCTGGCTCTGGCATCGTGACAACCCTTTTGCAGTGGTACGGCAAGCTGGACGCCGCTGGCTCTACCTACGCCATGGTCATCATCGGCACGGTGGCTGCGTACATAACGGGCAACACCGCCCAAAAGATCAAGACTCCAGGGGCTGACAAGTGAGCCCTCAGCTCATTGCCGCTGCCCTGATAGCCGCTGTTGGCTTCGGCTCAGCCTGGCAAATTCAATCGTGGCGCATGGACGCAAGGGAGAAAGAACGTGCAGAACAGGAACTGGTTGACCAACAACTTTCGGCAAAGGCGGCTATTCGGAGGCAAGAAAAGGTCATTGAAGCTGTCAACGCAAGCAGTGTGCGTGAGGTTGCTCTGCGTCGTGATGCTGCTGGCAGCCGTGCTGCTCTTGTCGGCCTGTCACACGCTGCCGAGCAGGCCCTGCGAGATGCCGCCACTTCCCACAGCGCCTGCATTAACCGAGCCACTGCCATCCGTGTCGTACTCGACCAGTGTGGAGCAGCGTATCAAGAGCTGGGCACAGTCGCTGACCGGCACGCCAACGACGCCAAAACCTTGATCGAATCCTGGCCGCGTTGACACCGCCGATTCATGGCATTTTTCATGGTATTGAAAAGCTAAGTTGCTGATTTAAAAAGGTTTCTGGCTCCCTCCTCTTCCTCCAGAGTTAGTCCCAGCTAATCCATGAAAGCCCCGCGCAGTCTCTGCATCGGGGCTTTTTCATTGGGCACCTAGTCCATAATCGTCCAAATCCGTCCACACCAGAACCGCGCAAGCCAAGCGTTGTTCATGGTATCGGGCGGGGTATTTACCGGGGCGATACCATGAGTCTGACTGTGCGGGGCGTAGAGGCGGCAAAGCCGCGAGACAAGGCATACAAGCTGGCCGACAGCGCGGGGCTGTACCTGTTTGTGTCACCTGCGGGTTGCAAAAGCTGGCGGGCCAACTACCAGCGGGGCGGCAAACAGGCCACGCGCACCTATGGCCGGTGGCCCGAGCTTAGTCTAGCCGACGCCCGCAAGGCCCACGCAGCCGCCAAGGATATGGTACATACCACGGCAGTGGTCGTACCAACCTTTGAAACCGTGGCCCGTGGCTGGCTCAAGCTCAAGCTGCCCACACTGTCAAACGGCAAACACCAGATACAGGTGGAGAACACGCTGGAGCGCTTTGCCTTCCCCAAGATCGGTAGCCGCCCCATCGACAGCATCAAACGCGCCGATCTGGTTGCTTTGGTGCAGGCCGTGCAAGTGGATGGCAAGGTGGAGACTGCGCACCGCGTGGCTGGCCGTGTGGCTGCGGTGTTTGACCATGCCCAAGACACTGGCCTGATCGAAAGCCACCCAGCGGCGGGGCTGGTGCGGGTGCTGCAATCGCGCAAGGTGAAGAAGCCGATGGCAAGCATTCCACCCGGTGAAGCCCCGGCGCTCTTCCAAGCCATCGCAGACTATGACGAACCCGTCACCCGGCTGGGCCTGATGCTGATGGCCCATGTGTTTGTGCGCGTGGGGGAACTGCGCTACATGCGGTGGTCTGAACTGGTGGAGGATGGCGGCGTGTGGGTGGTGCCTGCCGAGCGCATGAAGCTGCGCCTGCCCCACGTGGTGCCCCTTGCGCCCCAAGCCCAAGCGCTGCTGGCGCAGTTGCGGCTGATAAACGGTGAACGTGAGTTTGTGCTGGCGTCGCCCCTCAAGCCCAAAGCGCCTATTTCAGAAAATACGTTTCTTTTTGCCCTATACCGCTTGGGCTACCGTGGCCGCATGACGGCGCACGGGTTCCGCTCGCTGGCGTCCACTGTGCTCAATGAGCAGAGCGGTTTTGCGCACGATGTGATTGAGCGCCAGCTGGCGCACAAGGAAAACGACGCGGTGAGAGCTGCTTACAACCGGGCCGACTACCTGCCCGCTAGGCGGCAGATGATGATGTGGTGGGCTGATTGGCTGGCTGGGCAGTGCGGGGTTTAGTGCTATTTTTAGGATAGCAATGTGCCTATATCCCACGGGGGCTAGAGGCTGGTTTTGTTGGTAGAGTCGCCACGTTATATTGCAGGTTTTGCGGTATACATTGCGTTATGCCGCTTGCAGCGCTCGGCCAGATCAACCAGCCATTGCGCCAGCTCGGGCGGCGTGTGTTCGCGTTCGGCCTTGGTAATGTGTGGCCGGTAGTCCTCGCGTTTCCGGCTTTGCACCACATGCGTGGCTTCTGCCATCATGTAGGGCAAATCAGGCTGGTCGCGTGGCTCACAGCCAACCACATAAAACCAAGTCTCTTTTTCAGCCTTGTGGCCCCACCACTTTTGCGGCGCTGCCAAAGTCCAACCGCCAAAGGCATCGCGCTCGCCAGGTCGTGGCAGTCTCTGAGCTGGCCAGAGCGTGCTGCCTGCCGGGTGCTCCAGCACGCCGCCATACTCGCGCACCAGGGCAACCGCCAGGCGGGCCAGGTTGCGCTCGTCGGGGCGTGGGTTCGCAAAGCTGCGCAGCCTGCCCCAAGCCCTGCACGGTGGGTGCGCAACAACCGGGTGCGGGCCGTCGTAGGTGCGGGCATCGCGGGCCATGTCGTACACGTCGCACTGTGGCAGCGTCTTGTAGTGGCTGTCCTCTCGTGCGAAAAGCACAGCTACGGTCACTAGCTGCATAACAGGTCGTTCAATCTGATTCGCTTCGCTCACAGCTTATCTCCGGCGTTACTGCTGCCCCATCTTGCTAACACTGGCCTGCAAATCCTGCACCCGCCACCGCGTGAGCCCGCCAATCTTGACCGGCGCAGGGATGGTGCCCTTGGCTACCTCGCGCCAGAATGTAGACCGGCCCATAGACAGCAGCTTGGCGGCTTCCAGCGCTGGGACTAGGATTTTGTCTGTAGTGGTCATGCAATCCCCCCAATCCTCTTGCTAACCACCTCACGCACCACAGCCTCGCTGTAGTACCTCTGCCCACCCGTAGCAGGTTTCGGACACAGATGCCCGACAGCGGCGCGTGGGTGGTAGTGCGTAGGCCCGGTATTACCAACGTAGCCGCAGTGTTCGCAGCGGTAGGGCTCTTGGTAGTCTGGTGCTGGGAGGGTCATTGCTGGCCCCCTAACTTGTCTGCAATTGCGCCATAGGCCCAGTTGCTTGATTCCATGATCTCCCGCAAGGCCACGCGCAATGTTGCGTTTTCCCGTGCAAGTTTCATCTCCTGATCCGCGTCAAACCGGCGCATCTTGCGCAGCGTTGCAAGCTCTTCCTGCGCGGTAAGGGCGAGTCGTCGCCACTGTTTCAGTGTTGTCGGCTCTGTCATTGCTGGCCCTCCTTTGTGCTGGGTGCTGCGGGAAGCGGTTGCCAAAGATTTGCAGATTCTGGCAATATCATGTACCCGCGCCCCATTGGGCCAGTTGGTGTTTGCCAATAACCTCTGGTTGCGCCTTCATACTCAATAGCCCACCAGACCTCTTGAACTTGTTGCCTAGAACTTGGCGTATAGATAAGGATGCGGCTCCCATCCTTCGGCGCACTCTCAATCGGCAACCACCCCGGCACCTGTACATCCCCCGCCTGTTTTTCGACACGTTCCGGCGATGTGTCGATTGCGTGTGCATGGGCGGGCTGCGCAGGGACGTACCGAATTGCGGCGTTGCCCTTTATGTGCACCGGTGCGTCGTGCGTGCCAATGATCTCCCCGTTTTCCAAGACCACCCAGCAATCAGGCAAACCCGGTTGCGCTGGCTGCGCGCCCCCAAAAATCAAACCCTCCACTTGCCGTATAAGATCGGGCGGGGCGCTACCAAAGTCCTCGTAGTAAGCCTCTACCAACAGAGTGATTTCGGCTTCCGTGAGCCTTCTCGGTGCTGGCTGCGCTGGCTGCGTATGCTGGCACGGCTGATGCCCATTCCTAGCCCATAGGCAGTGCTCCCCCGCTTGGCGTGGCTGCGGGGATGCGCCTGCTGCTGCGAACAGTTCGTCAAGCCTGTCCTGCCTGACTAGTGCCACATCAATGCAGGTGTCGCACTCCACGCCACTGTCGAATAGCTCAAAATCGGCAGGCTCGTCATCATCAGCTTCCCAGAAGTGATACCGCATTTTGTGCAGCACCAGTTCCTCAGACGGCGGGGAGACTTTTCGCTTTGGTTCCAACTTAGCAATACGCGCAAGTGCCGCTTCATAGTCGATACGCAAAGCGTCAAAGTGATTCACGCAATCTATGTTTGCCTTTCGCACTGCCTCAATCTCAGCCTTCAGCGTCACGACGTGATCAATGGCATTCGTGGCAACTCGCATGTGCATATCAATCTCAGCCTGCGCAGCTTCCAGCGCGTCGGCGGCTTCCTCCATAAGCAAGTCGGTTGCCTTATCGTCAAGGTTCCCATATGGGAAATCGTGGTGCGTATCGCCGCTCCAACGTTTTGGTCTTGCGACCCAGCCGTTGTTAAGCTGCGCTATCAGGTCGGTGTGGTCGGTCATGCTGCACCACCTTTCAGTGCGCGGATAGCGTCCTGCAAGTGCGATGCCATCTCTGTTGCATCCTCGGTCCAACAGCAAGAGCAAGATTCGTTTTCACACACCACAGCCGCAGCCTCCCGGTAAGCACCCCGGCGATGCACAACGTTGCTCACAGTGCGCCAATGGATGCCGAGGTGGTCGGCAATCCTGCGCTGGGTTACACCGAGGCGCATCATGGAGTCCACGGCTGCTATGCCTTGCGCGTCTAGGGCGCGGGGTGCTGGTGGTGGCGGTGTTGGGTTGGGGTTCATACGCACCCCTTAGCCCGAGCGATCCAAGATCGCCCTACGCTGCGCACTGACCTGTTCCATCTGCGCGGGTGAGCTGTTTTGCAAAATGGTTTCATACAGCTCAATCGCTGCGTCCAGCTCGTCTAGGGCGGGGCCGTCAAAGCCCCAGCGGCCTATCTTGTTGTAGCGATCGGCGCAGCGGCGCATGGCTTCATTGCCTGCGCGCCAGATGGGCAGCATGGGGTTTTCAAATTCATCGGTGCCAGCAATGTCGCAGGCGCGCAGGTAGGTGATGCCCATGGCGTGGGCCAGCAGGTCAAACTCGCGGCTGTCGTGGGCGTTGGCCTTGCCCGACTTGATGTTGACAAAGGCGTCACGCACCAAGATCATGGCTTTGTCGCAGGCGTCTTGCGTGCCTTCTAAATTGCTCCCAATGATGGGTTCGTCCATGTACGGGCGGCATCGCTGGAGGGTGTTTAAAAACGTGGCGCCGTTGTAAGCCCCACCGGTATACATGCCGATGTTGTTGCGCACTTTGCGGGCGTAGGTGGATGTTTTTCTCATGCCCCAATCCCCCGGCTGGGCAACCGCATGGCCTGCGTAGCCCCCGCGCGCAGCGGCTGGGGCACTTCGCCGTACCCGGTGAAGTAGTCGCCCTCAAACATGCTGGCATTGCAGATGCGCATGGGCTGGGCCTTCATTAGCGGCGGCGGTGACGGCTGGGTGTCTGGCGCGTCTGTGTCGACGGCAAAGGCATCGGCGCCGGCGGCCCAGGCGTTGCGGCGGGCTTCTTCTTGGGCGGCTGTGCGAGTGTTTTTTGGTTTGGTCATGCTGGTACTTCCTCTGCTTGGCAGTTAACGATCTCGCTGGCGTTGACAATGCGCAAGCCAACGCGGTGGGCGATGTGGAGCTCAAGGTTTGCGCGGTCTGACAGCTCCCAGCCGCTGAGCAGGGCGAGCGTGTCGCAGGTCATCAGCGCGGCAATGTCGTTGCGCATGCACTGCTCCCAGCTTGGGGGCGGTTGCTGCGGGTTCAGTTCTGCGGGGTTGACCACATCCAGACCCATGGCGCGCAGGCGTGCGGCCTCTGCGTTGAACGCCGGGACGTTGAAGTCGGCAAATCCCGACATGGGGCCGCTGATGTAGACGCGATTCATGGGGCGGCCTTTTTGAGCGCCAGGGTGCGCATGTCTTCCAGGTGGTACTTGACGGCATCCAGCTGACCGGCAGAGCCCGCGGCCTGCGATGGACGCACGCCCACGTGGTAAAGCTCATCCATCAGTTGCTGGGCGTCTTCCATGCGCAGATTCAATAATGGGTCTTCGCGCACAGCGCTTTCGTCCACTTCGATAAACGTGATGCTGGTGGCCACGCCAATGCGTTTACCGCTGACGTCGGCCATGTGCAGCTTGATGCCGGGGTGGAAAAGGCTGCGCTCGGCAAAGAATTTGTAATTCATTTGGCGGCCTGCTCTGCGCCTTTTGGCGCCATGGCTATATCAATTGCCGCGTCAAGATCATCGCCGCGCAGGGTGTTGCCTATTCCATCAATCACGCTCCATTTTTGGCCGCGTTTTACAGCCTGGTAGCGCTCTGCGTTTGTGGCGTTGGCCACCGTGTCTGGGTGAGCTTCTAGCGTGTCGGCATTTGGGTCCAGCAGCTTATTGCGCGGGTCACACAAGACGGCCATGCCAACAGTCACGCGAAAAATAGAGCCTTTGCGCACAATTTCAAGCAGAGCTTCGACTGCTTTCCTGCAGTGCTCGCGGTCATACATATCGAACCACTCATGAGCTTCGCTTTCCGGGGCTTCGCTTATTTGGGTCGGCATATCGCCTTTTTCCAGGTCTTCTACAAACCTGCTCAATTCCATGGCCATTTCCAGATCGGCCTCGGATGCTTTTGCCATCTTCATGGTTGAGACTCCCGAGCTGTTGCGCCGTTTACCGGCACGTTGGTGTTGCTGTAGTCGGCCAAGTTGATGACGGCCCTGGCGCGTTTGAATTCGTCGGCAAAGATGCGCCCGGCGTCATCGTGGAATGGGTATGGGCAAGCGTCGTTTACGTTGTCGTAAGTCTTGGCGGCGGCGCGGGCTTCGCGCTCTAGGCGCTCGCGGCTGATGATTGGGTCTGGCATGGTTTCGTGTAGCGGTTCAGTTAAAAAAATCGACTTGCGGCGCACTCACCCGCGCCCCCGGTGCCATCTGCGTGCACCAGCCCATGGGGTGGCCATCAGCGCCCAGGCGCACGCGGCGCACGGGTATCACGGTGCGTTTGGTGGTGCGCTCCCACTCCTGGGTGCGCAGCTGGGCGGCGCGGCACTCGATCACGCGGCTTTTGACCGGGTGGGCCATGGCCTGCTCGAAAGTGAGCCCGGCCCAGGCCATAGCGGCAAATGCGGCCTGGCGGTGCGCATCCAGCACGGGCGGCAGGGTGTTGATGGTGTGGCTCATACGGTCACCAGCTTGGTCACCAGGTAGCCCGCCAGCATGCCAACCATGGCAAACGCTGCAGCCACCCAAAAGCCGGTCATCACCCAGACCCACATTTCTTCAAACGGGGTAGGCGTGGGCGGCTCATCGGCGCTGTGGTCGTCATCGCAGCGGCCGCAGGCCGGGTAACGGCCCTGGCAAATGCCAAGCTCTTCGCAGGTGCGTTTGCGGTTCATGGTTTGCCCCCTGCCGGGCCCATGCTGGTGAGCACCACACCTGCGCCGCGTGGCTTGCGCACATGGCAGTGCAGCGCGCCATCGGCGTCTTGGCTCCAGGCGGCGTTGCCGCATATTTGGGCTGCAGCCCCCGCAAACCTTGCCTGTTGTGCTTCGGTTTTTATAGCGTCTTGCAAGGCTGCAGACTGGTCCCACTGCGCTTGGGCGTCGCTGGGGCCGTCCAGGTGCTGCATGGTGGCGTAGAGGGCTACTATGGCCAGGGCCAGAAGCCAGTTGGTGAGGGTGGTGGTCATGCTGCCACCCCGCCCAAAAACACCTTGCTGTGTTGCTGCGCATACTGCTGCAGCAGCGGCTTGCGCTCTTTGTAGTCAACCCCGCGCCCGATCAGGATGGCGTTGCGTTCTTCCAGGTGCGCGAGCAGGTCGAGGCTCTTGGTGTCTAGCGCTTCGCGGTCTATGGGCTCGCGTTTGCCGGATGCCACAAAGTTGACCAGCAGCGCCTCGTTGATGTAGTGGTAGTGTTTGGTCTCTTTGCCATCCTCGGTGCGGATCATCTCCAGCACCCGCTGCATCATCTTGAAGCTGCTGGCCGACTCGTGGCGCAGCTTGCGCCAGTCGTCTTTGCCGCGTATCAGGCCGTCAATCTGGGCGTCGCACCAAACCGCAAAGTCGGCATCCAGCCAGCGGGCAAAAACAACGGCCAGCCGTGGGTGCAGCCATGTGCCCTGCTCGGGAGTGATACCAGAATTCCCGGTATCACTAAACCGCCCCTTTTTGGAAAAGTGGGTGCGTTTGACGTCTGGGTTGTGGCGCTTGAACGCCTCAATGTAGTCCTTGGTGCTTTGCAGAGCCAGCCAGTCATTGGGCCGCTTGCCAAACTTCGCAGCCGCCTGCGTGGCGTTAAACCAGCCATCGTCCTGGTAGGCAATGGCGTGGCCTTGGTAGTCCTTGGTAACGAGTTGCACTTTTCACTCCAAACCCGCGCTGAACGGCGGGTGTGGAGTGAATTTAACACGTTAAGTGTTAGTTAGTCAACACGTAATGTGTTGATTGTGCCCACTGGGGGCCAAAGTGCGACTGAACTAGGCTACTGCGTGTAGATTTCTGTGCCAGTGCAAGTGCTGGGCCATAGGCGATTCATTGATCTACTGTTTTCGGCATCTTCTATCTCGACCGAGGCGCCGCCGTTAGATACAAACCGTCGGAATCCCACGTACCCGCCATAAGCGTTTTTTCCGTTCACTTGCCCGCACAGCATCGCAATGCTCGGCGGTGTTGCATTGCCATACGCGACGATGTTGCGAAACTGCACCGATGAGGGGTCTTTGAATCGTTCTGCTACTAAGGCTTTGGCGCTCTCAACTGCAGCAAGTAGTGCCCCCGTACCCACTGCAGCGGGTAATCCGCTTGCATCTGGCTTTTGGGCGGCCGCAACGCGGTCAAAGCAGGCGAGCCTGTCCTTTGATTGCTTGATGCTGGTGCAGGCTTGAATGTCATTTGCGAGGGCATTGGTCGCCCACGCTGGGACCACTATCAACGCGGCATAGAAGAGAGCTGTTCGACCTTTGATCATCGTTAACTTTCAGATTCAAATTTCCCCGCCCACTAGCATTACTAGCGAGATCTGTTCCAACGAAATCGAATTGTTGTTGCGCGGGGTGTATATATTTTTTTCTACCTCCGCGGCTCCCTTTATCCACCGGCCATAGATAGAGCTTGGCCATCGTGGGGGGGTCCCAGGAACTGCTTGAACTCACGCATCTTGGCTACCATCGCCTGCCGTTGACCCACATCAAGTTCTTTCATCAGAGAAATCGCCGCCATTGTCCACTCGTCATGCTGATTACGCCTGTCTACTGTGTATATATTGGTGGCTGGCTCATTGACCTGAAGCCGGGCAGGGGATGGCGTAGCGACAGGTGGCACAAATGGGACGGCATCAGAGTCTGGGCCATTCATCAGCCACTCAAGCGGAACATTTAGTGCCTTAGCGATGGCCCCTATTTTGTTGCCACCGCTGCCGCCTGCCCGGCTCTCTAGGTTACCGATCCCGGACTGGGTTCTGTAGCCCACACGCTTAGCCAAGTCAAAAGCGCTCCACCCAAGTGCAAGCCTAGCCTGTTGTATTCGTTCACCGATAGTTTTCATTTTGTGTGATTTCACACAAAAAGTGTTAACACGTGGTGTTGATTGTTTAACACGTTACGTGTTATATTGGGCGCATGCAAACACAAGATGAAAAAGACGCCTTCCATTCAACTGACGCATGCACTGACGCAACGAGGTCAAAGCCCTGCACTTGTCTGGTGGGGGATGGGGCGCACTTAGGCATTGGGCTCAGACCGCTGGAGCCTTGGGCATCATGCTGCGCACCTGGGCCAGCACGGCGTTGAGTGCGGCCATCAGCTCGGCGGCTTGGCGTTCGCACTCCTGCATTTCATTGGGGGTCACTTGGCCATCAGCCACTGCCTCGTTCACGCTGCCCAGAACTTCACCAAACTCGGCGGCCATGTGCATGACCTGGGCCATGGTGGTGCTCTTGTTGTCGCAGCCCAGATCCACGAAAACCCCGCCGATCGCCGCGCACATGGCCTGGCATATGCGGGTGTCTCGGCTGACCTCTTGCATGGTCACGGCCTCGCGCAGGCTCAGGTGGTGGGTGTCGTTGTTCAGACTGACCTTGTGGGCCAGGGTGTTCTGGCTCATGCCCATGCGTTGGGCCAGGGCGGGCACGCCGCCTGGGAAACAGTGGGCCGTGTGGTAGGCCGCATCGCGCACATCCAGGCCGGGTGTGGCATTGGCCGCGGGCACGTTGCCATTGATAGGGGCAATTGATCTGACGACACTACTACTCATGACTGCAGACTCCTTAAACCAAAAAAAGCCCACCCGGCGCGCGAACGCAGGGTGGGCGAAGGGCCAGAAAGGCACCACGAAAAAACGGGCGGGCGGCCCGCTTGGTTACTACACTGATGGCTCTCACACACATCAACATCACAACCAAGGGGCTACCCATGAATACATTCAAGAACGACGCGGCAACGATGAATGCGGTGATCAACGCGCAAGGCGCATTAGCCATGTGCATAGCGCGTGCGCTCACACCGGCACAGCGGGAGCAGATAGCCACCGACTTGGCGGCCATTGCAGGCCAAGCGGAAAAGAATGGCGATACCACGCTGGAAACGCTGCTCATCGACATGTATCGCGCTATGCGCTGACGACAAAGCGGCGGGACTTTTCCCAGGCCACGTATCGGGCGACCAGCTCATCCGTCGACCACATTGCCTCCAAGGGGCGGCTGGGCTGCCCAACGGCAAACAGCTTTGAGGAAAGCCATTTCTGGAAGCGGCTGTCAGAGGCGCGGCGGCGCCATGCAATTTCTTTGCGTGGTTTCATATCAAACTCCTGGATTTGCTACAGAATTTGTAGCTGTTGGGGCAATATTGGCGGGGGCTTGGGCCAGTTCTGGCCACATTTGCTCCCAATCGTCAGGCCGCAGGTCGTAGCGCATCACTTGCCGGTCAGTCAGTCGCTCTATAGCCGGGCAGACCTCATAAGGAACGCCGCGCGTTTTCCAGTTGCCAATGGCAGAGACGGACACATCAAGGCGCTCGGCCATGGCCGGCCGGCCACCCAACAATCGGGCCGCTTTATCGACCGGATGCTCGGCGTCTTTTTCATCTTGTGTTTGCATGCGCCCAATATAACACGTAACGTGTTAAACAATCAACACCACGTGTTAAC